CGTGAAGTCAAGTGGCAGTATGCTGACATGGCCCGGGGCGGCGATGGAGGTGAGCTCGGATTCGAAAGAAATGGAGAAGACACCTGTCGAGGTGTCAACTACAAGGGCTGCCCTGATTCGTTCTTTCAGGAGGTCTGTGCACTCATGAATTGGGTATGGTGATGGAAGATTCGAGAACAAAAGAGATGGTCAATCATCCTTCCCATTATAACACGGGAAAGATTGAGGTCATAGACGCAATTGAAGATTGGGGTCTTAACTTCTGCGAAGGTAACGTCATCAAATATGTCGCGAGACATCGACACAAAGACGTGCCCGTGGAAGACCTCAACAAGGCAAAATGGTACCTTGAGCGACTCATTAAGAAGATCGAAGATGAAAATTGCTGATTTGGTGAGGTTTCAGGAGTCGGGATTTCTCGGCACTATCCTGGAGATCTCAAAAGACTTCGGTGAATACGCTGTGATATGGATTCACGCCGATGTGAGCTTCAAGAATCCCACGCATATGAGTTTAAAAATGCTTGGTCGGACATCGGAGGTGGTCAGTGAAAGTCGGTGATTGTGTGCAAATATTTTCTATGTGTAGTATAATATAAACATACACAAAGGAAGTATCATGAAAGTTGGTGATTTAGTACAGATTATGAGGTCTTCAATTGGTGTGTCAAAGGGCACGATGGGTTTAATCATAAACACCACTCTGTCCCGATCGGGCACATATCATCATGAGGTTCAAACATTTGGAATTCCGGCGCGCCAAGGCGGTTACCGCCGATTTTTTGAAAGAGATTTGGAAGTCATCAATGAAAGTCGGTAATCTGGTTCTTCTTCGAGGCACCATGCATTCCTCATACGGCCGACAAGGCGAGATCGGTCTAGTGATAGAAACGAAATTGATGATCAACCGCAATGGATACCCCGATGCCGAGTTTTCACGAGTTATGTGGAGCGAAACTGCGACAAAGATTTACAAGACTGAGCACCTGGAGGTGGTCAATGAAAGTCGGTGATATGGTTCGAGTCTCCGGAGAGCACCGTGATGGCTGGCAAAATAAGGTGGGCGTCGTGATCTATGTGAGCGAGTACATGCCTGCTGCCGACGTCCTTTTTACCGTGGACGAACAGATGCACTTTATGATGGATTCACTCGAGGTGATATCATGACTCGACAAGATGTGAGATACCCCGGAGACTTATGTATGTTTATGAGTCGGGTGGTTCTTGTCATTGAAAAGATCGATCCTGACTGGTGCTTGTGTCAGGAGATCGGTGAGCCAGGATTCCGTAAGATACGTGAGGATGTGCTTACCATGGTGCAACCGGCATGAAAGTCGGTGACCTTGTGAGACGAACGGTATCCATTCCTGGCCTTGATAAGATTCTTGGTGTCGTCTTGAAGACGTGGGCGCACAATAGCGAGGCATGCGAAGTAATGTGGCCTGGAGGAAACATCACGTTGCCATTTAAGGCAAATCTTGAGGTAGTCAATGAAGGTCGGTGATCTGATAAAGCTACCGCAAGGCCTTGGTTACGATCTTGTACTTAGAATAATCGATAGTAAGCCTGGAATGGAGTACCATCCATATCAAACAGTCGTTCCACTAGACGAGAGTCTAGGACCATGGGACGCAGATGCATGTGAGGTGATAAGTGAAAGTCGGTGATTTGGTAAAGTATAACTGTGGACGAGGGGGTTACACCAGTACCATTATCGGCCTCATTATTAAACGGGTGCCCGACACAGACCCCGAATATTTTGCATGGGACGTTAACGGTCCCGGCGGAACCCAGGCGGTTCATGAGAGTTTTCTTGAGGTGATTAGTGAAAATAGGTGATATAGTAAAAAAAGTCTGTCGTTACTCTGGAAAGAAGGTAAGAGGCTCGACCGCGGTAATAACCGAAGTCCACAGTTTCAAGTCGGCACCAAAGCTGGACATTGTTATTCTCAATAGTCATCCTTCGGGTCGACCCCAGCGCCTGGCACATGTCTACCAACGAGACTACGTTGTAGTGAGGGAATGCGCATGAAAGTCGGTGACCTGGTAAAGTACAGGTTTCGTCTTGGGTCGGAGGTGGGCCCTGAAGGTGTGGGACTAGTGACCGATGTATCTAATACAACCGCAGTTTTTGAAAATCGTCATGCTACCGTTATGTGGTGGGGCACCTTAAGATTGCAACTACATCGATTTGCACTTCTGGAGGTCGTCAGTGAAAGTCGGTGATCTGGTGAAATGTAAAGACGAAAACTATATTTTTGGATCGGGCATCGATGCCGGCACGGGAATCATAATTCAAGTAGAAAAGTACAGTCATGAAGGCCTCAGCATATGTGTCCAGTGGTCCGACGATTTTTTGTGGTATGAAGAAAAAGATTTGGAGTTGATCAATGAAAGTCGGTGATCTCGTTAAAATGAAGTATGAGATGTGCCGGAAAATTCGCAACTCACCAGGAAAAAGTCGATCAAATGATTATACTGACCAGTATGGGATTGTTTACGGTATTGCCGGCAAGGGACTCAAAATTTTAATGCCTGATAACACTATTAAATTAGGCCTTATTGAACATTGGGACATTGTAAATTTGCCACCTCAGGATTAGACTTATCACTATAGGCCGGTCTATAAAATAGGAGAAATGACATGTCTGAAATGATTAATAAACTGATAAATTTGGATCTCAAAGATGAGACAATCGTGACACTTACTTATTCTGAGGGAACTGACGTATTTGTTCATAACGAGACAGAAGTCGAAACAGCATTGGATGAAACACATGTTGTCAACGCCTTTAGTGACCTTATTACTACGCCTGGCCTAAAAGTCAAAACCACTTATGGTCATGACATCATGGATTCCTTGAGAGACTCTTATCTCTTAGAAGATTATCCTAGAGACTTTTCGGGTTTTTCTGAGTTTGTCGCCGATGTTATTCGTGAAAATTTTTACGATATCGACTACATAGACTACAGCGTCGAGAAGTATGATCATAAGAGAGGGTTTTGCACCCTTTCAGCAGATGTAAAGTTGACACTTTCTGAAATACTCGAGACCCGACCGCCAATTGACGGTTGGAAGGCAAGTGTTAAGACAGCAAACGGTACACTAACAATTAATTAAAATAGATCAAATAGCGGTGTAAACATCGAAAACCGTGTCTATACTATTCAAGGACATTTCTATTGCTTGAGTGGATAGACATGTTTTGTTATCAGCTCGCTTTAAAAGGAGATAAAAGATGAGTAAAATTATTGGTATTGATTTGGGCACGACAAACTCTTGTGTTGCCGTCGTAGAAGGCGGAGAGCCTCGAGTTATTGTCAACGAAGAGGGAAGTCGAACGACGCCCTCTGTTGTCGCATTTAATGACAACGAAGTCCTCGTTGGTGTTACCGCGAGACGACAATCTGTCGTAAACCCTGATAAGACTGTGTATTCAGTCAAAAGATTTATCGGCTCGAAGCTGAATGAAGTCAAGTCTGCAGCTAAAAAAGTTGCATTCAATGTGATTGCAACACCTTCTGGTGATGCATGTGTGAAGGTCGATGACAAGACATATTCACCCCCAGAAGTTAGTGCGAAAGTTCTTCAGAAACTCAAGAGAGCAGCTGAGAAGCACCTGGGTGAGTCGGTGACCGAAGCTGTGATCACTGTGCCCGCATATTTTAATGACAGCCAACGTCAAGCCACAAAGGATGCAGGAAAAATTGCAGGATTAGACGTCAAGCGAATTATCAATGAGCCCACAGCAGCAGCGCTAGCGTATGGGTTGAATAGTGATTCTGAGCAGGTCATTGCCGTGTATGACTTTGGAGGCGGGACATTTGATGTCTCTGTTCTTGAGGTTACTGGTGACGTAGTTGAAGTGCTTTCGACTAGCGGAGACACTTATTTGGGTGGTGATAATCTAGATGAGGTCATTATTGACCATCTATTTGATTCTTTTAAGGAGCAGACTGGGATTGACATCAGCGCTGATAATATGGCACTACAGCGCGTTCGCGAGGCAGCTGAAAAGGCCAAGGTTGAGTTAAGCTCAGCCCAGCAAGCAGAAATCAACTTGCCCTTCCTCACAGCTGACGCAACAGGCCCTAAGCACTTGACTCATACTTTGACTCGCTCGAAGTTTGAGCAGCTCACGGAGGGCGTGGTCAAAAAGACATTTAAGTCGTGTCGTCGTGCGCTCAAGGATGCTGGCAAGAAAGCAAGTGAGATCGATCAAGTCATTTTAGTGGGTGGATCGACCCGCATTCCTCTCGTTATTGATAAGGTAAAGAAGTTTTTTGGAAAAGCACCGCATCAAGGTGTCAATCCTGACGAAGTGGTCGCATTGGGCGCTGCTGTCCAGGGTGGCGTTCTCTCAGGCGATGTCAAGGACGTGTTACTCTTAGATGTGACGCCGCTCTCTTTGGGCATCGAGACGATGGGTGGTATTACCACCAAGCTCATTAATCGTAATACAACAGTCCCGACGAAAAAGTCTGAGATTTTCTCGACGGCAGCGGATGGTCAAATGCAAGTCGATATTCACGTTCTTCAAGGCGAAAGAGAGATGTCGATTGATAATCGGTCATTAAGTCGATTTGCGCTCGACGGGATTCCGCCTGCTCCACGTGGCGTGCCACAGATTGAGGTGACGTTTGATATTGACGCGAACGGTATCTTGAGCGTCTCAGCTAAGGATAAGGCAACAGGCAAAGAGCAGAGCATTACTATTCAAGATTCAAGCGGCCTGTCTGAAGATGAGATCGACCAGATGGTTAAGGACGCGTCGAAATTTGAAGCGGAAGACCAGAAGAAGAAAGCGCTGGTCGAGTCACGAAACGGCCTCAGCAATCTCGCACATCAGGCCGGCAA